CCACGTCAGTGGGCTACCTTCATCCACAGTGTCTTCTAAATCAGCCATTGTTGACCCATCCCAAGACATAACATTATCAACACCATTACATATAATAAGTTTCTCATTAAATAAACAATGCCTAACAACCCCTGTTGTTGTCATACCTGTTTTAACATCACTCCAAGCACCAGTCCCCTCATTAAGAGACTTTATAGTGCCATCAGCAAATGCTGAAAGTATTTGTACAGTTCCGTCACTCTTAGGGAAGTACATAAGTCTTTGGAAAGCCACTAATGTAGCATCTCCTAGAGTTTTAGTACCAAATCTCTTAGCAAGAGTACCTGCTGTTCCTGTGTCAGGTAACATATTCTCAATAACTCTAGCAAACCTTAAGTCCATAGAAAATGGACTCAATGCTGAGTTAGCCAACGCTGAAGGAGCTGGTATTAGTATTTGTTTAAAGTTACCTTTTTTTTTTTTTTTTTAAAAATCCCTGTAACGGTTAGCACTTTTTCTATTCTTAGGTTTCTGGGCTAAGTGTCTCATCAAACCTTTTAGTTTTTCTTCATAAGAAAACTTAGCTGTTTGTATTTCACTAATGGAACGAATGTCGTTCTCATCTTGATACATATAAAATAAAGCAGCCTCCACTAAAATGTCATGGTAGGCCACTGGTATTAGTATTGAAGCTTCTGTACCAGCTGAAGTTAATGTAGCTGGAGTAGGAATATACCTCACTCTTATTGTTGTACTATCCTCTGGCCATGTGTTAATTGTTGTAGTGTCATTCCAGTAGTATATTTCTGGAGCACCTGTGTCATCAATGTCTTCATCAAGCTTCTTCTCAATGTATTCAACATCTGAAGCTTCTAAAAAGTCATCTGTTGTAGTGTCTCTAACTTGTTCTATTGAAAGAGGGATGATGGTCATCGTTCCACTACCTGTTGTTATGGTAACATCCTCAGATGTTAATAGTTTATTTCTATTCATTTCTGAAGTTTGTCTGTAAACCGCTCTATAACCGTTATTTACATATCTCATGATACATACGTGTTGTATCACTACTGTCTGGACTATCATCTCCAGCAGAGATAGAAGCTACCTGTTTTAAAATTTCTTCTGGTGTCAAATTCTTATCTCCGTTTTAAATTAAATGGACGTTAGGGGAAATGGGAATGTGATTCCCAATCCCCCACCTACGTCCTAAGGTTATGCGTTGCCATCACCAGCTACAAACAATGTGATGTTATCACCAGTTGCTGATAGGTCATAAGATGCCCCGTCTGCAATTGTAATTGTTTGACCTGACCAAGTAACATCAATGTCACTAGTAGAAACGTTTCCGCCACTATTTAGTTCCATAACTATTACAGAGTCAATTTGCTGTACGTGATTAGCTGTTACAACACAAGATGTGCCTGTAACTGCTGTAGCATCAATTTTAATGATTTCAAAAGAACCCTGATTAGTGTCTGAACTAGACTCAGTGCCTCCTGCTGCCATTACCTTGATCTCGATTGGTATTGTAGCCATTAGTTTTTCTCCTTGTTAAATGTAGTCAATTGTGTATATAATACTGTAAATGTCACCTGCTGCAACTGTAGCTGTGTCATCTGCAATGGTAAAAGTTTTACCAGAAAGAGTTACATCTAAAGCTGTAGGAACATTATCAGAATTAAGCATTTGTGCCACCCAGTTACCAATACTTCCACCCGGTGGGATGTCAGTGATAACGATGGTTAAGGTTCCGGCTGTGTCATCTGCTGTCACAGCTGTTGCCTTAGCATCACCAATAATAGGACGCACACCTACTGGAATATGAGTTTTATCTCTATTCTTTGTAGCCATAATATTTTCCTCCTATTGTTTGATTAACCTGCGTGTGAGAATACGTGAATACAACCGTTATCAACTGAGTTGAAAACAAGCTTTTCTGCACCGTAAATTTCAGTAACAGCTAGTTCTTGAATACGTTTAAAGTCTGTACTCTCAATATCGAAACGAGGCATACTTGCTACAGCGAAAGCTACAGCTTGAGCACCTAATAGAATATTGTGAACAACTGCTGTATTAGAAGTACCAGCTGTTGTAAGATCTAAACGTGTGTAATCACCACCATCTGGTGCTGTACCATCAGCAAGACGATCAATCTCATCTACGATGTATAATAGGCATCCGTTGATATTACCCATGTAACGACTACCTGAAACTAGTTTAGGTGAGTTGTTCTCAGCACGTTGAAGAGCTAAGTTTTTAAAGTCTGGGTCAGCACGTAGTTGACGAGCTGCTGTTGGGTGAAGAAGCATTACAAATACATCATCAATCGCACCGTTATCCATTTCAACTAAGAAAGGACGAATTTTGTGTGATTTAGTTACGCCAGAAGTGTTACCACCTAAGCGAGCTTTTTCCATTGTTTCATCAATGATAGCTACAGACATTTTGTCATCTGCTGCTGTCAATAGATCTAAAGCAGTGGCTTCAGTTGCATTGTAGTGAGCATCATCAGCACCATATAGTCTACGGTTTTGACTATCACCTTCACTTAGATCACCTAGTTCATCAATGAAACGGTCTCTTAGTGTTTGCGTTAGTTGTATGTTTAATAGTGGTTTAGCTTGGTCATACACTTTAAATTGTGCACGTTGCTCAGACATATCTACGCCTTGAACACGAACACCATGTCTTACCAAGTCAACTGCAACTGAGTCAGCAACAAAAGACATGTCTTCTGTATTACCTTGTAGTTGAGCAGCCCCTAGAACAGCTTTATTAGATAAAGCGTTTAGGAATGGAATTTGAATAGCACTACCTTCTTTTTTAGAAAAATCTAGTACCAAGTGAATCGGCATAGCACCGCTTCCCATTAACCAACTTAGTGTGTTGGCGTGAGTGTATTCTTTAAACAGACTAACTCTTTGTTGGTCTGAGTTGAAAGCACTCGAGTTTAATATAGCATCAGCCATAACTGTTACTCCTTATTATAAGTTATTTAAATTCCTTATTAAAGTTTGTACATAGATGCAATCTCTGCTTTCGCATCGAACACCTCTGTTTCTTCACTATTATGAACAGCTCGCATCTTCGGCTTGTCTTCGGACACATTAGTGTCTTCACCCAAACTTTTCTTGTATTCTTCGATGGCTTCTTTCTTAACAGCTTCGATAGTCTTCTCTAAGGATCCATGTGTTTTTAGTAGATTGTAAGACGAAGAAAGTTTTTTACCTTCTTCGAGAATAAAAACCACTTGGTCTTCTGGTGATAGTGTTACAAGTTTATTTCTAATTTCTTGTGTAGCAGAAGCATCAAATGCTTCTAAGAATGAGTCAGGGTCTTCACCTCGGGATGTATAAACACCCTTCACTAAAGGATAGGCTTTATTAAAATTAGCAATAACTTCATCTAAGGGGTTTGCACCTTGCTCTTTTGAAATCTCTGCTAAGTTAGTTAGCTCATCTTCTGATAATTCTTCACCATTAACTAGTTTGTCTTTTAGAAACTTAAGTTGTCTGTTATTTTCTTGACCCCAAACTTCACTGTCTTTCCTACGCTTTTCAGCATTCTCATATTCAGCTTTCCAATCGGTGTCTGCTTCCTCATCAGAAGCCTTAACTTCTGGTGTCTCCGTAACGTCTTCTTTAGTTTCAATCTTCTCTTCTTCGTTTGAGTCTTCACTCGCTTGTACATCTTCCTGAATCTCAGGGGTGGATGTTTCTGTAGCCAGTAGGTCTTCTACTGAAAGGTCTTCCATTGTTACCATGGTTGTCTCCATTATTTGTTTAACTTACCTCCTAGGATTATCCTAGGGACGGAGTTACAGCTTGTCCACCTGCTGACGGTGCTTGGGCTTCCTCTTCTTGAGGGGCAGCCTGAAGGGCTTTTGTGAATGCTCCAGCGATGCGTTTAGCACTACTTGAAGGAATACCTAGGATTGTTAACACTTCTGGTTGTGTTAGGAAACTTCCTTGGCCATTCATTAAAATCTGTTGTATTGTTTGAGCTGTTTGCTCTGGAGCAGAACTAAATTCAGGAACTTCTTCTATAACAACATCAAAATCTAAAGATCTTATGTCGTTTTTAATAGCTCCGTTTTCATCCACTTCATTTAAAATAATTTTATAACTGTTAGACATTTCTTCATCATCTAATATCTCTACAGCTTTCTCTGAGGATATGCTCCCTTGTATAGATAGTAGCATATCTCTACCGAATGTCTTTCTATCTTCTCTGTGGTCATCTAATGAACGCATCTGGTTTCTACTAGCACCTTGCTTACGTGCATTAATTGCGACACCAGAGGTGGCGTTTGAAGGTTCTCCAATAGATTCTGCAAAACTACCCATAACCATGTCAATTTCATCTTGTGCTCTAAGCATCATCTGTAATTGCTGACTAAACTCTCTAGTGTTCTGGTCTAAAAGCTCTACTTCGTTCATATCACCTATAATAACACCATCAGCTCTATTAACTTCAGCTATTAGGTCCTCTAGGTTGTTGTCTTTCAACGCTTGCGGTGAAATACGCACTCTATTAGTGTTTAATAGGTGCATAGCCTTACTTCTACGCTT